AGCATCGAGTGTTCGAAAGATTAGGGGTCTCTAAACGTGCATTGAATTGGAGCATGTTGGTTTGTGGTTCAAATTTCGTAGGTTACTCAGGAAGTGGAGAGACATTAATGCGGTTGGACAGGAAATCCATTATGGGTAGGTTAAGTGGGCATAGTGACACTTCTATTGGAAACTCCATTGTTATGGCGGTTACCACTTGTCAGGTTATATCCGAAGCTCGATACGTGCTTGATATTCCTATGTGGGAGGCGCTGTATGCAAAATACGGGTTTAAAATGAAGTTGAAGGTTGGCGAGAACGTTACAGATGTAACTTTCTTGAAGGGATTGTGGTATGAGTGTACAACAGGACTGTATTGGGGACCTTTACCTTCGCGCATCCTAAAATGCGGGAAGAGCTTAAAAGATCCTAGAATGTTATATAAAGAAACTTGTCTTTCAGCAGCTTCAACGAAGTTCCTGGGAGATGTCGCCAAAGGATATTCATATTTCATTCGTATTCCAATTCTCAGAGCTTTCGTAGATAATTTTTCTAAGTATGCCACAGGGAAGCGCTTAGTAGATTTAGACGAGAGAATGTTGTACAAGTATTCAGCCAACACACAGGATGTGAAACCTTTGATCACATCAGTAGAAAATATCTGCAGGAGGTATGACACAACACCAGAGGAAATAGAGGAACTGGAACGGATGTATCCAGATCAACCCTTCCATTTTATCCAACATCCCCTATTGGAAAAATTGGCCTCTGATTATGCTTAAGCCACATACGGCCACTCGGTGTTAGGGGTAACTTTTTGTTCATCACGGATCAAAAGTTGTACTCATGCAAAATAACAAATCATCCAAACCTAAGACCACAAATCGATCAGATCAGAAGAAGGCTGCGAAGAAGGTACTTGCGAATACTACAAAGATTCCTAAGTTACCTTCAGCAGCATCTAATCCTAATAAGAGCGTGGCGAAGAAACTCGTTTCTGATGTTTCTAGGATTGAACAGAGAAGGCAAGAAGATATTGTTAAGATTCTTCTTTCCATCTCAGCTCCTAGAGCATACCCACCTGTGCGATTAGGCGCACAGATGGGTAGTTATGAGACTGCTACTGCCAATCCCATGGCAGTGCAGACTGCTAGCTTTATTACGCCAGCATCCTCATTACTGAAGGAAACGAGTACTGCATTTCTCTTCCGTGACCCATTCCGGTATTTTGTCACCTCTATAGATGACACCGCCGCTGGATCATGGGAGTACAGGACCACTTTTGGTGGTGCCATTGGTTTAAATACCAATCCTGTTCCGCTTATATTTAATAGGTGGGGCTGGTATGGAGGTGATAAAGTTCATGGAAACTTTCTCTATCCTGGGAGAACTAGTGATTCAGTTCGCAGTTTCATGCCGCTCTCCCAAGGAAACGTGATAGAATTCTTGAACCAAAACGCCTCCTTGCAAACCCAGTTCCGCACTTACTATTATGATATAGCGGGAAATATCAGTAATTCTGCTGTCACCACAGTTAATCCTGGGGCCTCTGCCACTATTGCCACAGGAACTGAATCCACTGTCGTTTATGTAGGCTTTGATGTCTACTTGTCAGGCACTGGACTCTTACTAGGACAATTCTCGTTGAAGAGAGGTTCTGGAACCGTAGTCTGGGCACACCGTGCCCTGCCTTTCCTTGATACGAACGTTGTGTCTGCG